TTATAGTAAGCCTGATTACAAAAAAAGATATGATGATTTAAAAACACATTACGATTCTAAACTTAATGAGTTTAAAGCTAGAGAGCAAGAGTTACTAGAAGAAGCTGCTAAAAACAGAACAAACTATGTAGCTCCAAAGTCTCCAGAAGAACTAGAAAAGTTTAGAGAGCAATATCCAGATGTGTATGAAGTAGTAGAAACTGTAGCACATATGCAAAGTTCTGAAAGAACTAAAACTCTAGAAGAACGATTAGCTGCATTACAGGAACGTGAGACAGAACTTCTAGCTAAACAAGCACAAGAAAGGTTGATGAATAATCATCCTGACTTTGAAGAGATTAAGAATAGTGATGAGTTCCATTCGTGGGCTAAAGAACAACCTCAATCAATTCAAGATTGGATATATAAAAATGCTAGTGATGGAGATCTTGCAAGTCGTGCTTTAGATTTATATAAGCGTGATGTTGGATTAGATGTTAAAGCTAGTAAGCCTAAAAAGAAACAGTCTAGAAAAACTGCTGCAGATATGGTTTCAACTAAAACAACTGCGGTTGAACCAAAGCAGGAGAAGATCTGGACTGAAAGGGAAATTGCTGCAATGTCTATTGATGAGTTTGATCGGTTTGAAGATGAAATCGGAAAAGCTATTCATGAAGGCAGAGTAGTAAAACAATAACTTTTAATTTGATATTAAGGAGTAAGTAAAATGGCTTATAACCAATCAGATCAGTATTTCGAGCCTAGCACGGATACTAATGCCAACTTTGCCAACTCCGTAG